ATGCAGCCTTAGCTAATAAAAAAACTCAAGGCGTTCCTAGTCAATTTTGGATAGAACGATTCATTGATAAAACAAGACTCACTTTATACATTGAACCAGGTTCTTCTCAGGCAAGTAATTTTATTAATATTTATTATGTAAAAAGAATTCAAGACGCAGGAATTACTCATCCTAATGCTCAAGCAAAAGATGGGGCTTATACTTTTGCCACTGATGTTCCCTACAGATTTTTCCCGTGTTTAGTTTCGGGGTTAGCTTTTTATTTAAGTATGAAAATTAATCCAGCTAAAACGCAAGAATTAAAACTTTATTATGAGGACGAATTGGCTAGAGCTTTAGCAGAAGATGGTTCGGCATCTAGTACCTTTGTTACTCCTCAAACTTATTATCCAGCGGTGTCATAATGACGGCACGATTTTCTCAAGGAAAATATTCATTAGCTATTTCAGATCGAGATGGACAAGACTATCCTTATAATGAAATGGTGAGAGAGTGGACGGGTATGTGGGTTCATATTTCTGAATACGAACCTAAGTCTCCTCAGTTAGAAATTAAAGTGACGGGAGGAGATCCTCAAGCTTTACTTCATGCAAGAACTGCAAGAACAGAATTTGCAACATGTACTTTATTACCTTGGAATGCATTTCAAACACAGACTTCTGCAACGAGTGTGATTCGTGTTAATGAACCGGGTCATGGCCGAACGATGGGGGATACTTATCGTTTTTATGGGGCCACGATGTTTGCACCAGGAACTGGATCAACAACTAATCCTGTAGCTCAATATGCAGATCCTCCAACTTTCGATGGAATTCAAGGATCTAATATTGCTAAAGCTGCGGGCTATGTTATTTCTCAATATGGTACCACTCTTGTTCAGACTTCAAATTTTTACCAGTTTACAGTGGATTCAAATACTGCTACAACAGGATTTCAAGAAGGAGGCGGTGGCATGGTCAGTATTGGACCTGTTACTATACAAGCTTAATGGCAGAATTTACTTATTCAACATTAACAACAGCTATTTTAAATTTTACAGAAACGGATACATCTGTTTTATCTTCGACTATTACTGATCAATTAATCGGGAATGCTGAAGAAAGAATTTTTAGAGATGTTAATATTGATGCGTATCGTTTTTATTTTCAAGCAACCACTAATGATGGTCAAGCAACTTATAATGCTCCCTCAGGTACGTTAGTCATTCGAGCTATTAAAATGACTGATAGTAGTAATATGTGGTATTTGGAAAAAGTAGACCAAACCATGCTGGATGAATATACTCAAGATACAGCTAATAATAAAGGAAAACCTAAATATTGGGCTAATTATGATGGCGGAGATGGGTCAGGTTCAGGGTATTTTAAAATTGCTCCCGCTCCAGATGATAGTTATACGATTGAAGCTGAATATTTGAAGATGCCTACAGGTTTAAGTTCAGGAAATACTTCCACCTATATCAGTAAACGCTTTGGAAATGGACTTTTATATGGATGTCTAGTAGAGGCTTATGGCTTCTTAAAAGGACCAATGGATATGTTGACATATTACGAGCAACGATATAAACAAGAAGTAGATAAATTCGGTCTTGAACAAATTGGAAGACGTAGAAGAGGAGATTACACAAGCGGTACAATTCGTATTCCTCTTAATACTCCTTCCACAACAGATTCGGGTTTAGTAAAATAGGAAAATTATGGCAATAACAACAAGTGCAGTTTGTAATTCATTTAAAACACAGATCTTAGAAGGCGAACACGACTTTGGGGTCAGTACAGATGTTTTTAAAATTGCAATGTACATTAGTACTGCTACTATTGGTAAATCAACAACAGATTATTTAACAGCTGGAGAAACTTCCGGAACTAATTATACCGCTGGTGGAAAAAAATTAGCAGTAGCGAGTCAATTGGTTACATTAGAATCTGATACAGCATGTGTTGATTTTGCTAATGTCTCATGGCAAACCGCAACTGTCACTGCAAGAGGAGCTTTAATTTATAATACTTCTTCTTCAGATAAAGCGGTCTGTGTTCTAGATTTTGGTGGAGATAAAACTTCAACAGCGGGAACTTTTACAATTCAATTCCCAGCAGCAACAAGTACACAAGCTATATTGAGAATAGCCTAAGGAGGTAACCTCCGATGGCTGTTAATAGTTGGAACCAATCGGGCACAACCTGGGGACAGAATGCCTGGGGTGAGCAAGCCGATGTTAATCTCGAACTAACAGGAATTTCATTAACTTCTTCTTTAGGAGAAGTCACAGCATATCATAATTCAGGATGGGGTCGTCTCACTTGGGGTGAATACGTCTGGGGTGCAGACTATCTTAACGCTGAAGTTGACGTTACAGGTTTAGGTTTAACTACTTCTCTAGGAGATGAAACAGCCGAAGGAACCATTGAAAAGGGTTGGGGTCGAGGATCCTGGGGTAATAGAGCTTGGGGTGATGCATATTCAGTTCTTCCAACAGGACAACAACTTACTGCTTCTGTAGGCGATGTAGGTATCGTCGCTGATTCAATTCATGAATTAGTAACTGGTTTAGGCATGACAGCTTCTGTCGGATCTATACCAGGAACTTTTGCCATTACACCTTTAGGATTAAGTATGACGTCGGCTGTAGGAACGGCAACCGTTTCTCATGGTCATGTTATTCCAGTTACTGGTCAAGCCATGACGATTACAGTTGGCTCGGCCGCTGTAAAAGGAGGAACGATTGCTAAACCAGATGGATTGGGATTAACCGCATCTTTAGGTGATGAAACCGCTTATACTGATGTAACTCTTTATCCTACAGGTTTTGGTTTAACTGCTTCTTTAGGAACTATTCGTCAAGAATCTGGTTATCCCGTTGTAGGTTTAGGGTTGACATCATCGCTAGGTAGTGTAATTATCGACGGGAAAGCCGTTGTTAAACCTACTGGTTTAGGAATGACAATTGGAACTGGAGGAACAGCATTTGCTTGGTCTCCGGTTGACAAGGGATCAACGGTGTCTTATAGTGAAGTATCTAAAGGCACTACAGTAACGTGGTCCGCAGTAGATAAAACAGCAGCTTAGGAGATTTTAAAATATGCCATCTACATATACAGCCCTAGGAATTCAAAAAATGGCTACCGGTGAAAAAGCCGGTACATGGGGTACATTAACTAATACTAACTGGGATATCATTGAACAAATTTCAGGTGGGTATACAACGCAAGCTATTCCGGATAATGGAACTACAGCTTTAGTTAAAACCGAAGGCGCAACAGGCGCTACTCTTGCAACAAGAGTTTGGAAATTAACAGGAACATTATCAGCAGGAAATGGAATTTTAACAGTTCCAGATTCCACACCTAACTGGTGGTTGATTAATAATGCTGAAGGCGGAAGCACTTATACGGTAACCGTTAAAACAGTTTCAGGTACAGGAATTACATGGGCTGCAGGCGTTACAGGAACAAAATTACTTTACAGTGATGGTACAAACGTTTTAGATGCAAGTGCTGATTTTGGATCAGTCGCAGGCTCTACAACACAGGTTCAATATAATAATGCAGGAGCTTTTGGGGGAGATGCAAATCTAACTTGGGTTGCTGCAGATGGTTTAAATATTGGATCACAGAAAGAACTAAGACTACAAGACACTACAGGAGGAGAGTACATTGGAATGAAAGCCGCAGGTACAACGACATCTTATACTTTAACGATGCCGGGAGCGGTTGCTACTTCTAATGATCAAATATTAACATCAACAACAGGGGGTGTTTTATCATGGGTGGACAACTCAGGTGGAACATCATGGCAAGCAGTTATTACAGCGGATCCTGGTCCTGCTACAGCAGGAAATGGATATTTTTGTAATACGACGTCAGCAGCATTTACACTGACATTGCCACTATCTCCAAGTTTAGGAGATGAAGTAACCTGTGTTGATTATGCTGGAACATTTGATACTAACAATCTAACTGTCGGTCGTAATTCAGAAAAAATTGAAGGTACAGCTGCTGATTTAACGGTCTCCGTTGAACGCGCTGCTTTTACTTTAGTTTATACGGATTCTACTCAAGGCTGGCTATTGAAGGATAAATAATCCTCATGGCAACTTATAAAGGCATTCAAGGATATAGCGTTCAAAACTTATCATCGGATCCTACGGCGAGTGAAGCCGAAGGACAACTTTGGTATAATTCTACTTCCGGAAAATTTAAAATAGGTGTAGCGCTCGCAGGAGCCTGGGCTACAGGTAACAACTGCAATACAGCGAGAAATGGTCCTGGTTCCGCAATCAATGCTACGGTACCAACGGCATTAATTTTTTCAGGAGAAGGAAGTCCAACAGTTACTCTTGATACAGAACAATATGATGGAACATCTTGGACAGAAGTAAATAATATGAATACTGCAGGACAAGGCCGTGCTGGGGCAGGCATAAATACTGCAGCTTTAGGGTTTAGTGGAATTCCTACGACAGCAGACACCGAAACTTATGATGGAACATCTTGGACAGAAGTTAGTAATTTAAATACAGCGAGATATGGAGCAAGAGGGGCAGGAACATCAACCGCAGCTTTATGTTTTGCAGGGACGACGGGGGGACCCGACAGAAAAAAAATTACAG